GGTTGAACTAAGCCATTATATAGAAGAGCTTGAGTACGCTTATCTAACTTTACACCATTTAATTCACCGGGTGTAAGAGTCTGATAAACATTATTCATGTAAGCTTCTGCTGCCTGTTGTTGTTTCTTACGCATCTGTTCTTGCTGAGCTACTCTCTGAGCTACAATACTTTCCTGCATCTTATCCAACTTAGGCTTAAACTTACGTGCTTTAGATTCTAAAGATCCCATATCTTTCCAAGAATCAATCTCTTCTTCAATCTCTTCAGTGTTACCAAAGTTGGTAGCTCTAAGATATTCTCTCACAATTTGTTCTTGGTCAGAGGTATCAGTAACATCTAACTGACGCATCTCTTCTACTTGAGAAAGTGCTTTGAATAGTCCTTTAAGATCTTGACCTCCATCTGCTACATATTTTGCAGCATACTGAAGTTCTTCTGGCAGAGCTTCAAAAAACTCACGTGGAGTATCTTGACGGATTTTATTCTCACGCTCTGCAAAGTTTGCCTCAAGAAGTTCTTCAAAGTCTTTAGTACTATACTCCTCTAATGGTTTATCATCATCAAAGGGTACTAGTTGTCCTTTTTCAATAAGCTTATTGACTAAGTCTAACATTCCTGACTTATCTGTCTTGGGACGTCCACCTTTAGGTTTAGTATCTTCGTCAGCATCATCACCAGGTAGAGCTTCATCAATAATCTCTTCTAAGGAAACTTTCTCTTCTTTCTTTTGAGGATCACCTTCATCATCGTCCTCATTGTCAATAAAGGAGAGGTCCGGAGCAGTCTTAGAAAAGATATTAGGTTTTTCTTCAGGCTTCTTACCGTCCTCTGGGAGCATCACGTTTTCTGCTCCGGGTGTACCTAGAATTTCATCTAGGTTAATCTCTACTTGTTCTACAGAAGTAGACTCTGTGTTGGTTTTATTTGTATCCTCCATTAGGTTGGTTTTTGAGTTTACATTATTAATATACGACAAATTTAGAACTTTAAACTTTATAGCTTAATACATTATTTTTATATATTGGCACTATATAGCTAAGTGTTTATTTTTTACTCTTTTTATCCGAGTTTTTTTTGCTTACATCGTACTTATTTTTATTTGTCTGTGCTATTTGAAGCTGTTTATCAGCTATCTGCATCTGAGCATTTAACTTCTGCTGCTCCATAGTCATTTTATCTCTATGTTCAGCAGCTTTAGCTGATTGTTTATTTTCTTCTAAGCTTACATTCTGTTGGAACTCATCAGACTGTTGAATCATACCTAGAGCATCTAAGTAGTCACTTTGCTGATTAGCATTAATATCTTGCATAGCTCCATAACCTGCAGCTTTAATCTGAGCCTCAGCAAGTCTAGCTTGACGGTCTTTAGCATTTTCAGATGCTTCAAACTCCATCTTCATACGTGCTTCTTCAGCCTTAGCTTGAAGTGCCTGTTCTTGTAACTGCTGAGCTTGCTGCATTTCAGCTTCTTTCTGAGCACTTTGTTTATCTTCAGCTTTCTTAAGTATATGAGACACCTCAACAACAGAGTCTGCTTTCAATACATTACCTAGGTCATATATAGATGCCCCGGTTGTATTATTCTGAATAGCCATTTGTTTAAGCTGTTCTAGAATAGCACGCTGATTAGCTTTAGTAGCTACAAATATATTTAGGTCTCTAAGCAATAGATCTACACCATTTATCTGGAAGTTAGTTCTTTCATCTTCTGTAGTAATATACTGAAGTCTAGTAGAAGGCTTAGTAGAATGATAAAACTGAGCTAGGTCTGTGCGCATCTGATGCACTCTAGGCATAAGATAATCACAGTGCTGCATAAAGTAAGTCTCTGTTTGTGCATAAGATGCATTAATAGATTGCTCTATACCGGTAGCTGTTTGCTGACCAATCTGTTGACCCAGACGTTGAGGAGTAATACCTATTACTTCAAATGCTTGCATCTTAAAGTAATTAGCTAACTGAATACGAGACATAAGACGGTTAGTCTGTTCTAGATCTAACTTCTGATAATGCTGAAATGCCAGAGCATTTTCTGTATTAGTAATAGATGTATCTAAAGGTAACATCTGGAAGTTCTTCATAGCAACATAAGCTTTTGCTAAGTTGTTCTTACCCCAGTCCTCACCTAGAGAATGTTTAGGTAGTGCATTCTGATCTAATAGAATCACAGTACCTAATTCATCTACTAAGATATCAGCAATCTGATTATTTACAATATTATATCCAATCTGGAATGGCTTCATTAAGTCCACCAGAGATACAGATCTTGTATTTCTATCAGAGAATACAGAACCTTCTACAGGTAGTTTGCATCCATAGATAGTATTGTCACCTTTAAATTGAAACTTGAGAGGTCTGATTCTGTTTTGATTAATACCTAAGTACATAGGATTAATCTGACCAGCATTATTAGAGCCCCAGAATGTAGGTCTATTAGGTCCTACTTTAACACCACCCCATACTTCATTAATCCAGATCCAGTCAATATGCTCACCAAAAATTAAGTTATCTTTTGTTTTGTTCTTAAATAACTCTTGATTATATATAGGCTTATCTGTTACTTTATATGTTTCATCAACAATATCTGTTTCTACATTACCTACATCATTGATGCGGGTTAAGTGTCCTACCTTACGTTGTGATTTCCAATATGCTGTAGTAACACGTAGTAAGTTAGAGTTAGCCATGTCAAAGTAATCTTCATTCTCTGACATAATCCAGTTAACTACATCTCCTCCCCATGCAGTATTATCCCACATAGAAGTAAACTGTCTGTAACCTAAAGATGGACCTTGTGTATTCCACTCATATGATTTAGTAGCATCATAGTAACTACCGTCATTCTGATAACCTTGAATAGGGTAACCGGCTGCTCTTACAGGATAAATAGCTTCTAGAGCTTCCATCTGTTCTTCAGTCATTAGCCATCCATATCTATCAATGACATCGGCTACGGTCATCATATCAAATTTACCTACCCACTGACCTTGAGAAATATATCTTACCTCTGGTGACTTGTGATAAAATGTAAGAACAGGATTCCATAGTTCTACATCATAGTCATTATCCATCATACGGAAGTGCCAGAACTCACGGTCTGTGATCAACATATCACGGAATGCACGCTCTTCAAGTTCATCTAATTTAAACTTTTCTACGTCTACTCTATGCTGATGTTCAGCCCATTGTTCTACCATACTACGGTAGTCTTTAGTAAAAAAGTCTTGAATCTGAGGTAATGACTTTACTTTATTAGGATCTATCTCTTGTTGAAATTCTTCAGAGTCAGGTTCCATACCCATTTCTTCTAACTTAACAGCTAGTTTAGCTGTAGCATCTGCTAATAAAGTCTCTTCTACCTGAGCACGTTTCTGTTCAAGCATTTCATTATAAGAGTACTCATCTACGGCATTGTATGTAACCCGGGTACTTCTTTTAGCAAATTCTGAAACTAAAGTATTTACTACATTAGGAATAATAGGATAAAATTTTAATTCTAGAGCTGAAGCATCTTCTTTTGTAAGAACATCTATCAAATCTCCATATTCATTATCATCTTCTATGATGTAATCACTTCTATCTATAATACCTTTAGCTAACTTATAATTTTTCATAAGTCTGCGAGCATTACGTCTTATTTGTTTAAGACCTTCCCATTCTAACCAGTCAAGGTTCCAAGCTGCCCACTGATCATCTTTTTTGGATTTAGGCAAAAACTGAATAGGCTGATTTAAGGTGCCCATTCTGTTTTGTTCTACCTTAGCTCCATTCTTGAGCTGCATGGCATTATATATCTGCATATTATCTTAAATTTCTAAAAGGTTGTTTAGGTATCTTCATTCCACTAAAAGCTGAGCCCTTTGATCCAATATGACGGAAAGGGCTCATATTTAATTTACTGAATTTATTGGTGTTATCCAAGTTTTTAGGCTTACCAGTTTCTTCATATCTCTTTTTATAGCCTCTATTAGCTTGTTGAACTTTAGCAAAAGCTATTAAAGCTGCAAAAGAGACAAGTCTATCTACGTTAAGTCCTTCTTGATAAGCAGCCATTTCAGTTAGTAACATAGGGTCAGGAATTCTCTCTACCCCATATATTGTTTTAACTACTGTACCATCCGGTTTAACTTCTTGATCTAATTCTTCTTTTAAGAAGTCAATAGCATAACTTAGCATGTGACTCTTAAATAATGTACCTGTATTTCTCCAGCCATATTCCTGAAAAACATTAGCATTAGCTCCAATATCTTTTAAGAACATAATTTGTGTTCTAGGTACTAGATATCTTTGTTTTTTTCTATTCATCATATGAGTGATAAATTGAGGAATATTGTTTTCTACAATAGTCCAGGCATTATACCACTCTATGATCATCTCTAATCTCTCATGTGTTTTATTGATATCATCAAATCTACCACACCAAGCTGCTACTATTTTATCTCTTTCTATAAAAGTCTCTACAGCTTCACCATCATTTCTAGTTACTTCTACAGCAGTCTTATACACATAGATAGAACATAAGGATTCTGAGGTAGTTGTCTTACCTTCACCTACGGGGTCAATGCTAGCATAATACATTCCAAACTCCGGATTCTTAACCGGTCTTTCATAGCATACAAATACCCCAGTCTTATCTTCCTGTTTTTTATCTACAGGAAATGTATTAATAGGTAACTTATTAGTATTCTTTACAGTGACTTCTCCTTTCTCATCTCTAGATATATCTAGATATTCTGTAGCATAGTTTTTATCTTCTATTCTACGCATCTGAGCGCTTATTAAATTTAAAGGGAATATAGATACTTTTCTATAGGCAAAAGCCTCTTCTATATTTCTAGGATGCTGAGATATACGTAACTGATATTGCTCTGGACTTAATTCTTTTTTCCATATTTCAAACTGATCATCTAAAGCTTTAAGAGCTTCTTCTACTTTAGAATTACCATAGTCATCTATGAAGGGTGGCATAGACCACTGCTCTGGAATAAATAATCCTGATTTACCGTAGGTACCTTTGGAATCTATTAGATTAGTTTCTACTGCATAAATATCATTAGGCTCCGGTCTAAGTGTCATCTCTTTAAGAGGTTCACACTGATCCAAGTCACCCACAGATCCTGCGGCAATGAACATACCTGTAGTAACAAATCCGGATCTCATAGCAGGACGGATATACTCAAAAGTAGTATCCATCTTAGGAGCAATACCAGCCTCTTCGTGGAAGAAGTACTTACAAGGTCCCCCTACTCCATTAGTAGGATCTTTTTCAAAAGACATACCTTGTAGTACACCCTTAAGACCTACTTCTGTTTTACGTCTCTGAGGTCCTTGTGTTATTTCAACTTTTTGCTGCCATAATAATACCTTACTAGGATTCATAGGTCTATACCAGGCAGTGTGTTTATTCAAGAATGCTTCATACTCATTCAAGAATTTCCAGGAACCCTTGTCATTGATATAGTCTTTAAGACTAGCACCAATCTTTAGGGTAATACCTTCTTCAAACCAGATCTGATTAATCATCTTACCCATGTGGTAGTATGATGAAGCTATCTGACGTTTCTTAAGTATAGAACTATGTTTATAATGTAACTCTGCTAATAGTTCATATAGTGCCATATGATACTGAGCATCTCTGACATCAGCAAAACCAAACTTCTGAATTTCTTTATTGAAGATAGGTAAGAAGTTTAACCACATATAGTAATCTCTGGGAAGATACCATGTCTTAGTATCTTTTTTAAAGATTGCACCATAACGGCACTTATTTTTTTCATAATCCCAGTAAGCTCTATAATCTTTAGTTCCTTGCGGAGCTGTACAGTAAACACCGTTCCTGTTAAATAATCTAGCTTGTTCATTAAAAAGAAAACTAGTGTCATCAAGTTCATACTGACCTGGTTCTTTAAACATAGATAGTACAAAGTCAGTATACTCAGCTCTTGTATCAAAAGATGTAGTAGTCCAGGTACCATTATCCCAGGTAGGTATGTCTATAAAACTAGTATTCATTTAATAATCTTAGGATTTCATTTAATGATTCATGTCTGTGATTATCATGTAGAATAATCTTATTTACCCACTGTGACTTATCAAGTTTCGCTATATCATGGATAGCAGAATCATTTTTAAATTTTAAATCTATCTGATGAGCATCACCGGTAAAGATCATTGTAGCATTTTTACCTAGACGTCCTACACACATTTGTAATTGTGCTTTAGTCAAGTTCTGAAACTCATCTACTATGCACACACAGTCTTCAAAAGTCCTACCTCTAAAGTGTGTAAGTGATACTAACTCTAGTGATTCATTTTCTTCTAACTTAGTAAGTATCTCTGGTTTATTATAGACTTTACGGATGTTAGATTTAATAGGAACTAACCAAGGTTCCATCTTTTCTTTTTCAGAACCTGGTAAGAAACCATTATCTTCAGTAGAAACAGTGGGTCTGGTGATAACAATCTTGTTAACCTTACGCTTAAATAGCATATCTAAAGCTATTTGTACAGCTAACAAAGTTTTACCTGAACCAGCCTGACCTATTAAAAAGTTAAAAGGTTTCTGTAAGATTAATTCCTTAGCTCTCTTTTGTTCTTCAGAAAGAGTAAGTGAAAACTTAATGTCACCTTTGGGAGGATCCTTCTCAATGTTTTGCTTTGCCATCTTTTATCTTTTTAATCAAAGATACTACACTTTTACTAGCTGTAGGTAAAGAAGCATCATTCATAAATTCAGCAACTTTATCTCTAGGTATAGCTAGCCATTCTTTTCTATACTCGGCATAGTATAAGAAAAATTCTGATAAATTACATTTGGTCATATGCTAATCCTTGTCCACCTCTAACGTGGCTTGTTTGTTCATCTTGTAAATCTTTGTAAGCACCTTTATAACTCTCTCTAATTTGCTGAAACTTTGATGCTGCAGATACTAGTGCTGTAATGTTTCCATCACGCCCGTGAGTAATAGGTGTTTTATCCATATAGTCAGCAAGTTTATCCAGCATCTTCTTAATACCATTATAAGCTCGCGATGTAGGTGTCTCGTATAACTTTCTACAAAAGTGTAAAGCTGCAGGAATACCATTATCTTCTGGTGAAAACTCTGCTTGTATCTCTGCTAGAATAATCTCTTCCTTATCTTCCTCCATCATATAGAAAAAAGGATTAAGATCCGGATTAGGACATGTCATGTAGAATAAATATTGATACACTTTTAAGTAACTATCAGGATAGGAATCCATTAAGTTCTTTAGTGTATCTAGTGTGTAGC